ATGGACTACGAGGTTATCGGTGGTCAAGAGGTTGATCCGTCCGGAGTCATTGACGCGATCGACACAACGATTGCCTCTGCTGTTGGTATCCCGAAGAACAAACTCCAGGGTAACGAGACGGGAGAACGCGCTACCTCGGAGGACCGTAACAACTGGTTCGATAACATCAGCTCACGTCAGACGAACCTCGCAACGCCTCAGTTCGTCCGGCAGACCATTGACCGACTGCTACGGTTTGGAGCCTTACCAAGTCCGGCAGAGGGCGACTATGGCGTAGAGTTCGATGACCTCGTTGAGAAGTCGGAGTCTGATAAGACGGACATCCAGAACAAACGGGCGTCAATGCTCCAAGCGTCTGGATTGGCTATGACACTCTCGAGTGAGCAGAAACTCGCGTTCATCCAAGACGGCCCCAGTGCGGTTGACATGGATAACGAGGTTCGGGAACTCCCGGTCAACGAAGACGACCCTCGAGTACAAGAGGCGTTCACGGAGATGACGCAAGATGACTAAATACAGACTCAGGAAAAGCCGGAGAACAATCCTTCGGCTGATTACGAATCAATCGTATAGCGAGGGTGACAAAGTAGACACACCAGACGGGCTTGGTGTAGTCACGGGTGTCTGGACGGAAGGGTGGGACGATGACGGCGAACAGATCGAAGCCTCGAGCGACAGTCCGGCATACACGGTTGCTCTATTAGATGGTGGCTTTGGTCACTTCTCTGAGTCCGATGTCTCTGATGCAGGGGACGATTGGCCGGAGACGGACGTGGATGACCCTGCGGAGGACATGGCAGAGAACGGCCAAGCCGAGAACATTGCCACGAACAACTGGAACGCACCACCATCGTGGGAAGAGTCAGAGACTCCTGTCCGTGTTATCGCCTTAGACACCTGGAGCAGCATGGGCGGTCAATTCGACTGTGGCGGTGGTGCGTGTTGTAAGGGGACGATGAGACAGGCGGGTATGAGTGAACGGGCGTCAGACGAGTTCTGTGCCTCATTTAAAGACTACATCCTTGGGACAGAAGCGTGGCGCGGTTGGGGTCCTGATTAATCGAACCCATGAGTAGCCATACGCATTCGGGTAGTTGCTTCTCTCAGAACCTTAGTCTGAGGGATGATCCGACAAAGACCCTTGAGATACGGCAGAACTTCTTACGGGATATTCGAGGACGGTTCAGACGTGTTGCAGGCGCTATCCGACGAACGATAGGCTACGAAAACGATGCGTTTGGTCTTGCTCAAAACAAGATCGACGGGACGGACGCATACGACTTCCCGACTGATTACCAGAAAATCCAGGCCTTCATGGATGATGTGAAGGGGTGGATTGGCGACGAGATTCTTGAACCAGCGAACTTCTCGGAGCTGCGAGACGGGCAACACTGGACTTCGGAGTACGTCAGAAATGCCTATCTCGTCTCGAGAAACACAACGGTTGGCCGACTGTTCCAAGAAGGTGTATCAGCAGATAACCCACCAGATAGCGAACTCCTGAAGACACGGACTTCTATCAAGACGTTGCGGGATTTGTACTCTCGGACGTTCGAGAACCTTCGTGATATTACAGACGACATGGCGGGCGTAATCCGTGAAGAACTCACGAAGGGCTTTGCCCAAGGGGAGAACCCCAAGAAGATGGCAAAGCGGATTACTGACGAAGTGAAGGGCATTCAGCGGACTCGAGCAGAAACCCTTGCCCGGACGGAAACGATCAACGCAGCCACCCAAGGGACGCTTGACCAAATCGAAGAATCGGGCGTTGACATCGTCAGCCATGGCGAGTGGACTACAGCGGCAGACGAAGACGTGTGTCCGTTCTGTCGACGGGTTGGATTCGAGAACTTCACTGTTGATGAACTCCGGGCGAATCATGCAGTCCGGTTCAGGGGTCAAATCTACCGCCTTGCACCACCGTCCCATCCCAACGGGAGATGTGTATAACCCCAACAGTTGGATTAGACCCCGATGACCTTGCACCGTTAGAAGAACGTGTCCCTGGAGAAATCATATCATGACCTTCAATCAGTCAATCAACACGAGTGACATCAGGCGAGAGACGCTTGATGGCACCGAGTACGTTGTTGCACCAGTAACGATCCTCAAGAATATGTACCTCAACGCTCCGGGCAACTGGAGCGCTAATGAGGCATATCTACCGAAGGACCATGCAGAAGCAAGCGCACCCAGTTGGAACGGCACACCACTTACACTCGGACATCCGACTACTGCCAACGGTGTAGCGACCACCGCCAACAGTCCGGAGATGCACGAGAAGACGGTTCTCGGACGTGTCTTTAACGCAGAACCTGAGAGTGGTGCTGTTGACGGAGAAGCGTGGTTTGACGAAGAGAAAATCCGGAACATGGGTGGGATGGCCGAGAAGGCTCTTGACACCGTCCTTGACGAAGGGACTGTTGAAGTCTCGAGTGGCTATCGGGCCAGTAAACTCCCTTCTGGAGAGTATGACGGCCAGACCCACAACGCCGTTCAGGGCAACATCAAACCCGACCATGTAGCAGTCCTACCCAACGCCAAGGGTAAGTGCTCAATCGAATCGGGGTGTGGTGTTGGCGAAGCAGTCGCCAATGAAATGGTGGTGACGAATGCCAAGACCGATGACGGTGAGAATCCCGAGGACTTTGGTACGAACAAGCGCGTTGATGGAGTCGAGTTCTCTGGTGTTGAATCCGGGGAACTTGACGAGTCCGAGATTCCTTCGGACGGCTTCGAGGACCACTATGTCTTTGACGGACGTGTCAAGACTGACAGTTCCTATCCTGTTGTAGACGCGGATGGGAATTTGCGGAAAGGCAACGTCCGGGCAGCGTGGAACCTTCGGGGCCACGCTCGAGACGAAGACAGGTTAGTTGAGGTTCTTTCAGACCTCAATGACGAGTTTGATGACCCACCGATTTCTGACGATGAACTCGAGGAAGCCATGAGTGCTAATTCTTCGAGTTGGTGGGGGATTGACCGACTTCTATCGTTCCTTGGTCGGAACGGTGATAGTGTGGAAACGAAAGGGGCGGAATCCCCAGCGGATACTGCGACCAACTCAATGGATCGAGAGAAACTTATCGAGGAAATCACCGAGAACAGCAAACTCTCGGAGAGTGCGCTTGAGGAACGGTGTAACGACGGTCTCGAGGCTATCCACAACGACGTGATGGCCGAGACTGACGACGAACCGACTGAGGTTACTGACGACATGAGCGACAACGTCAAGGAAATCACGGAAGACGAACTTGAAGAACTCATCAGCAACCGCGTTGATGAGCGTCTTGAAGAGCAACAGGCACAGAACGAGAAAGAACAGCTTGCATCGGAAATCGTTGACAACTCCGACGAGTACGATTCGACCGAGGCTGTTCTTGAGGACTACCCCACTGTGGCGGCCCTCAACACGAAGCAAAAGGACGTTGCTGGTGCCGAACCGGACTTCTCCGGATCGGTTGGTGCTAACGCACAGCCCGCAACGAACACTGAAGATGCAGACGACCTGAAGATTTTCGGGAGTGATGCCTAATGGTGAAAACTGACCCAGATACGATTCTTCTCGAAGGCGACGACGACAGTTACCAGCGAAGCAACGCCGAAGCAGACGGTGTTGTTACGCCCGGTCAGATTGTTGAGATTACTGGTACGGACACGTCGGCAGCAAACGACGTTGATCTTGTCCAGCGATACAGCACCAGTGCAGAGAAGTGCGCTATCCGCGTTGCTCTCGAGCTGGCAAAGACCGGAAAAACCATCGATGACAACTACGCGGATGGCGATTACTTCGAATACCGCGTGTTTGAACCCGGTGATGAGTTCTACGGACTCGTCTTCGACGGGGATAACGCAGGCGGCACTGGTGCCGACCTAAGTGCCAACGCAGACATCAGCAAGGGCGATCGGCTAGTTGTCTACGCTGGTGCTGGTGAGAACGGCAACCTCCGTGCGCTTGACACCGGCAACGGTGACGCGGAAGGTGCTGCACTCGTTGAGGCAAAAGAAGCGGTCGACAACTCTAGCGGTTCTACTCCCGCCCGTATCCGGGTGAGGTGCTCTAAATGACTGACGCAACTCTCGCAACGAACGACAGTATGGACTTCGGTGGTGCAGCGTGGGGTGCTGGTTCCGAGTGGTTCTTCAACATGGACCAGACGGAACGCAAACAGTGGGCGGCCAATGCGATGGCGTCCAACGCTTCCACCCTCGAGCGTGACGAATACGAGACGCTGTCCGACCGGATCATCCAGACCTACAAGCGTAACCTCGTTGGTCTGGCAGACCTCCAGAGTGCGGGCCTTGTCCGTAACGTCTCGCTTGCTACTCAGGTTGACCTCTGGCAGACCGTCAACGAGGTCACTGAGGCAGACATCACGATGGACGGCGAGGACCAGACGGCCAGTGACCGTATCCACTACGATACGCAGGGCGTTCCCATCCCGATCGTCCACAAAGACTTCCGTATCCCACAGCGTGAGCTTCAGACCTCGCGCAACATGGGTAACGACCTCCGGACGGACACGGCGGCTGAAGTCTCCCGCGCGGTTACGGAGATGGCCGAAAAGATGCTCTTCCAGGGATGGAACCCGGCTGTCGACACTCAGCGCGGTGACTCCTGGGAAGTGTACGGCTACACGGATGACTCTGTTGCCACCTCTGTCAGTGGGTCGGACTTCGGCACTGCCGACAACATCCGAGACGTGTTCACGGCAACCATCGACAAGCTGATGGACGATAACAACCAGACTCCTGCTGGAGACGGCTTCATTCCGTACATTAGCCAGACCCAGTACCGCGAATACCGTAACGCCATCGACCCTGATGGTGACGGTAACATGACTGTTCGTGAGCGTATCATGAACGAGTTCGACATGGAACTTCAGGAACCCCGTTCGGTCCCTGATTACATCCTCCCCGATGGAGAGATGGTTATGGTCAACCCGGCCCCTGATGTTGTCGAACTCGCACAGGCCGAAGACATGCAGACGCTTGAGTGGTCCAGTGGCTCCGGCATGACGAACTTCTACAAGGTTCTCTGGGCAGGAGCACCGGAAATCAAGACGGACGCCAACGGCAACAAGGGCGTTGCTCACGTCACTGGTATCTAACGATGCCATACCGTTGGACCGGTGTGAAGTCTCTTACTCGAGTCGGTGATGACGATGTTGAACCCGGTGATGAGTTCGACCC